ACTTAGGACCTAGATATATTGCTATAGGCTAAGTCATTGATTATCAGGCACTTAGACCTAACTCATTGATACTCAGATAGTTAGCCTATCTTGATAGTATATGATACCCGCGTCTACAAAATATATTTTTAACCACCAAACAAAATGCAATATTTATTTTCTAGGTCCATATCTGACGATATTAGGACCAACTAAACAAAAGTTTAGGACAGCCTAAAAGATACCAAAAAAGCTAAGTCACTGATACACAGGTACTTAACTTTGTCATAGGTATTTCTACCTAGTGACTAGGTATATTGTACTAGGAAGAAGCGAAACAGCACTAAAATTGTAAAGCGTTGATACTCAAGTAGTTAAGTCAAAATGTGTCTCATATGAGTGAGTACTTTATACCACTATTTCAGCAATTGGGTAAGGTGATATGTAGGTACTATAGAGGGGTCTTAGGCTCTTAGAAGGGCTTAAAATGCGTCTAAAAGAGGTGACAAATTGTCGGTTTATTTTGTTGTGTATGTTGGGATTATTTTGTAAGGGGTTACGCCCTGCTAATATTTTTAGCATTACTAACCTAGTCATCTATCTAGAATCATTACAAATTAGGAAAAAAAGTAGGGGAATGTTTGGATAAGTGACCGTAAAAGTGTAAAGAGAGGGGTAAGCTAACCTCACTGAGCGGGGGGAGTTGGGCGGGGGGAAGGTGATTTAACGAATGCGAAAAGTAACTTTGGGAATATTGTATAATAATAGATACTATTATTATAATAGTCTTACTTTACTCTAATACTATTAGTATAATAAACTTTACTATGGGAGTAAAGTTTATTATAATTAGTTTATTATAATAAGGGAAAGATAATGAAAGACACTGAACATTCAATATTGTATATTCCCTTAGAGGCATTCTAAGAGCCTTTAATTAATCAATCTATACATACATACCAAAACGATAAGATATGTCAACTAAGGACCTTCTAATAGCCTTATTAAGCGGCACGATGCCTAAAGGTGATACCAAGTCAGAGATGTTTAAGTTTTATAACTCTATGGTGGGCAAGAGTAAATACTTTCCAAGGAGTGAGAATCCTAAGACTGCGTGTGGCAGTTGTATCCAAAGGGTGAAGACTTCTATTTGGAAATGGTATCATAGTGATGAGACAGCACCTAACTTCAGTGAGTTAGTATTTACAGGACGATTGGGCGCACATAATATTCCATTATACAGTATAGAAGATGCCAGCAAAAAGAAATAAGAAAGGGGATGTAGTCTCGGGTCGCGGTAGCGAACTAACCACCCTTCAGTCAGAGTTCCTTGAGGGAATTAGGAACAATGGTATGGATGCATCCAATAGGATTGCAAAGGAATTGAACTACACGAACTACTACCGTGATAGGAGAACTTCGGGTACAGCTTTCCATAAGGAGTTAATGGCGATAGCTAACTCGGAGATGAGAAGCATTGAGGCAGCCAAGGGAACGAATCTAAGCGCATTAATCAAGATTAGGGACATAGCCCTTGCCAACGATGATATGAAGGCTGCTATGGAGGCTATAAAGATTATTAACGATATGCAGGGGTATAAGGCTCCTACCAAGGTGGAGCAGACCAAGATTGATATCACAGCTACGATAGATTTAACCGCTCCTAATGAAGAGCAAGACTATTTGGATATAGATGCAGATTAAGTTATATAAACCTACTGAGCCGCAAAAGGATTTCCATAGACTCACCCACGAGGATTCCCCCTTTATTAGTTGTTTAGTTGCGGGTAGACAGACGGGTAAGACTTTCTTTATGCAGAATGATTGTGTTATGAGGGCATTAAACAACCCTAAACACCGAATGTTCTGGGTCTCACCAATCCAAGACCAAGCGAATAAAGTGATGAAGGACATTGAGGGAATGTTCAGTAGCCATCAAGATTTATGGAACAAGATAATCAAGAGGTACGATAGAAAGGCTAACGAGATGTATTTCTACAACGGTAGCTTCATTAAGTTCCGTAGTGCTGATAGTGGGGATAACCTTCGTGGTGCTACATTGGATTATATTTACTTGGATGAGGCAGCGTATATGAAGCTTGACTTTATCAATGAAGTTCTTTTGCCTATGGTTACAAGAACGGGTGGTAAGGTTTGTGCGGCATCTACTTTCAATGGGCCTAACTGGTTTTATGAGTGGTATAAGGAGGGGCAGGTAGAAGAGAATTGGGAACAGATTAAGTCCATTAAAAAGACTTACCTTGACTTGAACGATGAGAATGTTTCTAAGACTGTACTCGGTATTAAGAAGAGTATGACTAAGGCTCAGTTTGACCAAGAGTTCTTATGCCGTCCTGTAAGTGCTAACGCATTATTCAGCAATGTTGAGGATGCTATTGTAGATAATTTAGATACAAGATGTGAAAGGGTTTATATCGGTATGGATATTGGGGTCGCACAAGATTACACAGTACTTACAGCGATGTCTGAGGACTACAGGGTAGTAGATATAGATAGGTTCAACTACAAGGAAGAGGGAATGGACTACGATGAGTTCAAAGAAAGGATAAAATCCTTCTACCTAAAACACGACAATAGCTTGGCTGCTGCGTATTTTGAGGTAAACAATAACGATTTGTTGTTTGATGACTTGACTGATGACGATAGGATGTACAAGTTGGTTCCGTTCACTACCTCAGCACAGAGTAAGCCCGAGATTATCCGTAACCTTATCAAGCTTTTTGAGGACAAAGTGATTAAGATACCTAAGAACACAGACCTAATCAAGGAATTGTACGACTTTAAAAGCAAGAGAAACGCTATTACGGGTAACCTACAGTTCAGCAACACTGATGGAAAGCACGATGATATGGTGATATCATTAGCTATTTGTGCGTACTGCGCGGCAGAAGAACAAGATGGTGGAGTAACTTTGTTTTTATGATTACATTCAGACAGCACATTGAAATATCAAGGAACGCTACCGAGGCCGACGGATTATTAAACTACATACAGCAACTTAGCCCCGAAGAAAAAGTAAATGTAACTAGGGATATTGCAAGCGTATATCCATTGGATATGTCTTGGAATGATTCCTATGAAATACATAAAGCTTTTAAGATACACACAGACCCTATGGAGTTAGTGCTTGGTCAGTTCATAATGATAGAGCAGATTATAACAGGGAAGACAAATTTTGAGACAGATGCCCACAATGACTTAGCTTTAGCAGAACTTTTATTACGACCTAAGCACCACAGCACTTTTGATAACGAGGACCCTAGCATAGAGTTGAAAAACAAAAATAGCATACTAGACTCTAATGTTTCTGAAGTCTACTCGGTTATTAGCGCGTTCCTTAAGAGAAGAGAAATTATATTGTTCAAGCAGTTTGCTGGAGTATTCTATGAGACACCCGATGAGGAAGAGGAAAATGAGGAAAGCGAAAATGCACCGTCTAACGAATCGTTATTTACTCAGCAGTGGTATTGGTATTCTATAGTTCGTATGCTAGCAAAAGAAGACATCACTAGGTATGACGATATATATATGCTTAAGATGTCCACAGTAATGCCCGAGATGAGTTTCTTAGCGCAGAAAAACAAGATTGAATCAGCGAACCAAAGGCAGCAACAAGCCCTTCGCAAATTGTAAATTACATAAAAGATACAATGAATAACTTCAGTAGCCTTTACAATGTTGTCAAGAGTTTTGGCCAACTTCATAATATGATTAATGAAGTAGTTCTTGTTAACGCGGAAAATGAACTAGACAATATAGAGTTCAATTACAGGTCTATGGTAGTAATGCCACTAGAGGCCAATATCTCTCGTGAACTAAACTCTCCTGTGTATGACATTGGTTTCGGAATAGTTATTATAGACAAGGTACTATCCGAAAACGATGACGAAAACATTAAGTCAATAGAAGAGAACATATTTGTTATTGGTCAATTCCAAGACTACCTACAGACGGAAGGGTATGATGTTGAGTTCGGCTCTGTTGATTTAAGCAATGCTAGAGTAGACGATTACAATATCACGACTGCCGTTACAGATTTCTCGTTTACGGTTGCTAGAAAACCCTACAATAGAGGCATAGATATTTAATGGCTAAAAGAAGTCCCAAGCAACTTGAGGGAGACATAAGGTTAGTTGTTGTAGCTGCTGTTGCTAAAGAGTTTAGGAAGTCAAGCATCATCGCTAGGATAATTGCTAACATCCGAAATCAAAATATGGTTGTTAGAGGTGGATTAGCTAATCCGAAGAAATCAAACTCATTGATACCTAACGGTGATGACCAATGGCTTGTTAACAAGGATAGTGTAAAGGTTAGAGTTGTAGCAGATACTCAAGGAGTAGTAAGAGACATATATGTGAGCGTCAATATAAGATATGGCGTAAATCCGCAGAGTGAATACTATTACTTGGCTGAAGGTACGAAGAATAAAAAGTGGTCGCCCAATGGAAATAGAATTAAAAAGTGGGTGCAAGATAGAATGGCAAAAGGAGACTCATTCTATGCTTACGATAATAAAGGAAACAAAAGAAAGGCTAAGGCCAAGGACGCAAGTAAAGTATCCTACCTAATAGCTAGGTCCCTTAGAAGAAAAGGATTGCGTAAGAGAAGTTTTGCAAACCCATTTGAGTATAAAAGCAATGGGGTTAATGCAACACTACTTAAAGCAAAGAAAAGCTACGAAGGCAGGATATATGAAAAATATTTAATTTACACTTCAAGCATCATAGATGCTGAAATAATAAGGATATGAGTGAGACTAGAAAAGCGATAGAAAGAGTAGAGTCCTACAACAAGCAACTACGAGCATTAAACGCTCAGATAGACAAGCTTAAAAAGGGTTCTAAGGAATATGAGGCGGCTCTAAAAAGACAGAAGAAACTATACGAAGAAGGTAAGCAGGCTGTTGAAGCTATGCGTGTTTCTACTAATAGATTAAGCACTAATCTAAAGTCACACAGAAACCTTATATCCCAGTCTTCTAAGGCTGCTGATGGATTCTCATCAACAACACAGAAGGCTACTGCCGCTGTGAAGAAACAAGGTGGTGGTATCTTATCCGCTGCAAAAACATTGCTACGCTTTGGTGCTGCCTACAAAATAATAAATGCAGCAACAGTTGCATTTAAGGCACTCACTATTGACGCTGTAAAGGAATCTATTGCTTTTGAGAAATCTTTAGGTAACCTTGCCGCAGTTGCAGGGGTGTCATCAAAGGATGTCGGTAAGTTTGGAGAAAATGCACTAGAGGTAGCTGGAAAAACAAAGTTTACAGCAAATGAAATCGTAGGACTACAGACCGAACTAAGTAAGTTAGGATTCTCGGCATCGGATGTTATTAAGTCTACAGAACAAATTGCCTTTGCTGCTCAAGCATTGGGCGCGCCATTAAATGAAACAGCATCATTAATTGGTAAGGTTCGTAATCAGTTTGGTTTACTCG